TTGACAAACTCCGCAAGCAGATTGCCGGCCAGGTCGGTGCCGGGGGGGAACTTGATTTCGAAGGCGCCCGGGCTGAAATCGGGCGCAGGCTGGCTTGCCTCCGCGACGCCGGAGGAAGTGGATGAATTCCTGGGGGGTGTCAGCGAGAACGCGCTGCTGTCGCTGCCGTGGTTGTTCGAGTTCTGGGCCCTACCGCATCAGTTGCCGCCAAGGGGCGACTGGAAGACCTGGGTGATCATGGGTGGGCGTGGGGCGGGCAAGACCCGTGCCGGGGCCGAATGGGTGCGCGCACAGGTCGAAGGCGCAGGGCCGGGCGATCAGGGTCTTGCCAAGCGGGTGGCGCTGGTCGGCGAGACGGTCGATCAGGTGCGCGAAGTGATGGTGCTGGGCGAAAGCGGGATCATCGCCTGTTCGCCCCCGGACCGCCGACCGGTGTGGCACGCCAGTCGGGCGCAGTTGCAATGGCCGAACGGCGCGGTGGCGCAGGTCTTCTCGGCGCATGAGCCCGAGGCAATGCGGGGGCCGCAGTTCGACGCGGCTTGGGCGGACGAGCTGGGCAAGTGGAAAAAGGGGCATGAGGCCTGGGATCAGCTGCAGTTTGCGCTGCGGTTGGGAAAATCCCCTCGGTCGGTGGTGACGACGACGCCGCGCAATGTGGCCGTGTTGAAGGTGATCCTGAAGAACCCCTCTACCGTCATCACCCACGCCCCGACCGAGGCGAATCGGGCTTATCTGGCGGAAAGCTTCCTGACAGAGGTGCAGGCACGGTACGGGGGCACCCGGATCGGGCGGCAAGAGTTGGAGGGGGTGCTGGTCGAGGATGAGGAGGGAGCCTTGTGGACCCCTGCGATGCTGGAGCGGGCGCAGGCGGGCGTTGTTCCGGTATTCAGCCGGATCGTGGTGGCGGTGGACCCGCCGGTGACTTCGACCAAGCAGAGCGACGAGTGCGGAATTGTGGTGGTCGGCGCGGATACGCGGGGGGATCCGAAGGACTGGCGGGCGGTGGTGCTGGAGGATGCGTCGGTGAAGGGTGCCTCGCCCGAGGGCTGGGCCCGGGCGGCGCTGGCGGCAATGGACCGGCATGGGGCCGACCGGTTGGTAGCCGAGGTCAACCAGGGCGGCGATCTGGTGGAGCGGGTGGTGCGGATGATTGATCCGCAGGTGCCGTTCCGGGCAGTGCATGCTACGCGGTCGAAGATGCTGCGGGCCGAGCCGGTGGCGGCCTTGTACGAACAGGGCCGGGTGGCGCATGTCCGGGGGTTGCAGGCGCTGGAAGAGCAGATGTGCCAGATGGCGGCGACGGGCTGGAAGGGCAGAGGCTCGCCCGACCGGCTGGACGCGCTGGTCTGGGCGCTGACCGAGCTGATGGTGAACCCGGCGGGCAAGGTCGGGCGACCCACCGTACGGTCGCTTTAGAGTTCGGAAGCCTCCGGCGCGGATAGTAGGAGACAGAAGAAGCCCTTGGGGGTGTTGGTCGCGCCGGTTCGGCGGGGCGCGGGTGAGGCTTGCCCGAGGGCATGAAGGAGCGGCGAGATGATGTTCGATTTTCTGCGGAAGTCTGCCCTGGTGGCTGCGGTGCCGGTTACCGGGTCAGAGCGCAAGGCTTCGGCCGTCAGCCGGGTGGTGGCCTGGGGGACGGGGGGCCGGGTGGCCTGGAGCCCGCGCGATGCGGTGTCCTTGGCGCGGACAGGGTATCAGGGCAACCCGATCGGGTTTCGGGCGGTGCGGCTGATTGCGGAAGCTGCGGCGGCATTGCCGCTGGTCTGTCAGGACGGCGAGCGGCGGTACGAGACGCATCCTCTGCTGGATCTGATGAAGCGCCCGAACGGCGCGCAGGGGCGTGCGGAGTTTCTGGAGGCGATTTACGGGTATCTGCTGCTGGCCGGGAACGCCTATGTCGAGGCCGTCCCAGGTGCTGGACCGGGCGAGACGCTGCTGCCGGGCGAGCTGCATGTACTGCGTGCAGACCGGATGAGCCTGGTGCCGGGCATCGATGGTTGGCCGGTGGCCTATGACTATACTGTCAGCGGGCGGACGCATCGCTACCAGATGGTAGGGGCTGCAAGCCCGATCTGCCATCTGCGCAGTTTCCATCCGCAGGATGACCACTATGGCTTTTCGCCACTGCAGGCGGCGGCAACGGCAATTGATGTGCATACGAGCGCGTCGGCTTGGTCGAAAGCGCTTTTGGACAATGCGGCGCGGCCTTCGGGGGCGATCGTCTACAAGGGGGCGGATGGGCAATCCTCGCTTTCGTCGGAACAGTATGACCGGCTGGTGAGCGAGATGGAAAGCCACCATCAGGGCGCGCGGAACGCCGGGCGGCCGATGCTACTGGAAGGCGGTCTTGACTGGAAGCCGATGGGGTTCAGCCCGTCGGACATGGAGTTCCAGAAAACGAAGGAAGCGGCGGCGCGCGAGATTGCCATCGCTTTCGGCATCCCTCCGATGCTGATGGGGATACCCGGGGATGCGACCTACGCCAACTATCAGGAGGCGAACCGGGCCTTCTATCGGTTGACCGTGCTGCCCTTGGCTACGAAGGTGTTGGCGGACTTGGCGCATTGGCTGTCGATCTTTGGCGGCCTGGAGGTGGACCTGCGACCCGACCTGGATCAGGTGCCGGCGCTGGCAGGCGAGAGGGATCAACAATGGGCGCGGGTGGGGGCGGCCGATTTCCTTACAGTGGCGGAAAAGCGGATCCTTTTGGGCCTACCCAGATTGGCGGATGAGGAATGACGGTACGGCGGAGCGAGGGCGGATCGCGGTTTCTGTACGACAGTTTCGACGCGGCGGCGGCCCGGATCGAGGCGAATGAACGCGTGGCCAATGAGCGGTGGACGGGGCTGGAGTACCGCCTGGGGCTGATCGAGGCGACGTTGGAGCGGTTGGAAAAACGGATCTGGATCGGCGTCTACGGTGTGGCAGCGTTCCTGATGGCACAGATGGCCGAGACGGTCATTCACGCAGCGATGAGGTGACGCGATGAGGGAAGATTTCGGCGCGCCCGAGCGCAAGTTCCACCGCCCCGACGCGGGGCTGGTGGTGACCGAGGGGCATGTTGTGGCGGGCTATGCCTCGCTGTTCGGCAAGGTGGACCATGGGGGCGATGTGGTGCAGCCCGGGGCCTACGCGGCGAGCCTGAAGCGGCTGTCGGTGCGGGGCGGGCGGGTCAAGATGCTGTGGCAGCATGACCCCGCGCAGCCCATTGGCGTCTGGGACGAGGTGCGCGAGGATGCGACGGGCCTGTGGGTCAAGGGGCGCATCCTTACCGAGGTGGAAAAGGGCCGCGAGGCGGTGGCCCTGCTGGCAGCGGGGGCGATTGACGGGCTGTCGATCGGATATCGCACCATAAAGGCGGAACGTGACGGCAAGGGGCAGCGCCTGTTGTCGGAACTGGAGCTTTGGGAGGTGTCGCTGGTAACGTTCCCGATGCTTCCCGAGGCGCGGGTCGCAGCCAAGGCGGAGGCCCTGGACAGCGATTGGCGCGACATGGCGGCGGTCTTCGAGGACGCGCGCCGCGGTTTGGCCGGGCTTTAGCGCGGCGTCCGATCACAAAGCGAGAGGAATGACGATGACCGAGATGAAGTCTCGGGCAGGGGAAGATTTGTCCCCCGCCCAAACTCCGGCTGCGGAGGCCAAGGCCGCCATGGCCGGATTTCTGAAAGAACTCAGCAGCTTTCAGGAAGACGTGAAATCCACGCTGAAACATCAGGAAGAGCGACTGACCATGCTGAACGCAAAGACGATGTCCTATGGCCGCCCGGCGCTTTCGGCCCGCGCGGAGACCGAAGCCCCGCATCAGAAGGCGTTCAACGCCTATCTGCGGTCGGGTGATGATGACGGGCTGCGCGGCCTGACCCTTGAAGGCAAGGCGATGTCGACCGCCGTGGCCGCCGATGGTGGCTATCTGGTCGATCCGCAGACGGCAGACCGGATCCGGTCGATGCTGTTTGCAACCTCGTCGCTGCGCTCGATTGCCAATATCGTGCAGGTCGAGGCAACCTCGTTCGACGTGCTGGTCGACCGTTCGGAAGTGGGTTCGGGCTGGGCCACCGAAGTTGCGGCGACGACCGAGACCGCAACCCCGGTCATCGAGCGCATCTCGATCAAGCTGCACGAGCTGGCGGCGATGCCGAAAGCCTCACAGCGTCTGCTGGACGACAGCGCGTTTGACGTGGAAGGCTGGCTGGCCGAGAAAATCGCCACCCGCTTTATCCGCGCCGAGGCTGCGGCCTTCATCAACGGTGATGGCATCGACAAGCCGAAAGGCATTCTGCTGCCGGCCAAGGTGGCAAACGCGTCGTGGACCTGGGGCAACATCGGCTACATTCCGACGGGGGCTGCGGCGGACTTCCTTGCGGTGAACCCGGCCGACTGCATCATCAACCTGGTTTATGCGCTGGGCGCGGATTACCGGGCCAATGCGAGTTTCGTGATGAACTCGAAGACTGTGGGCGCGGTGCGCAAGATGAAGGACGCAGACGGTCGGTTCCTGTGGTCGGACGGTCTGGCGGCGGGGGAGGCTGCGCGTCTGATGGGCTATCCGGTGCTGGTCTGCGAGGACATGCCGGACATTGCGGCCAACGCCTTTGCCATCGCCTTCGGCGATTTCCGGTCGGCTTACACCATCGCGGAACGTCCGGACCTGCGCATCCTGCGCGATCCGTTCTCGGCCAAGCCCAACGTCCTGTTCTACGCCAACAAGCGTGTGGGCGGCGACATCACCGACTATGCGGCGATCAAGCTTTTGCGGATCGCGGTGTCCTGATCCGGGGCTGCTGCCCGGCCCCTGATCGGGGGCCGGGTTCCGAGGGCGCAACGGGTGGTTCGCCCCACCGATTTATGGGCCCCGCAGCGGGTGGAGATATGGCCATGATGTTGACTGAACAAAGCCCGGTGCTATCGGCCGCGCTGCCGCTGGCGGAACTGAAGGATCACCTGCGGCTGGGCAGCGGGTTTACCGACGACGCACTGCAGGATGGGCTGATCGAAAGTTATCTGCGGGCCGCGATGGCCGCGATCGAGGGGCGGATCGGCAAGATGCTGTATCGCCGGAGTTTTCTGTGGGTGCTGGATTGCTGGCGTGGTGATGATGAGCAGGCTTTGCCGGTGGCTCCGGTGGCGGCGATTGCCAGCGTGACGCTGGTAGATGCAGTTGGGAGTGAGGTGGTGGTGCCGGTGGGGGCCTATCGGCTGATCCCTGACTTGCACCGGCCGCGGATTGCCGGAACCGGGGGGAGCTTGCCGACCGTGCCAGGAAACGGATTGGTGAAGGTTGTGTTCGAAGCAGGCTTCGGGCCGGACTGGACCGATATCCCGGTGGACCTGCGACAGGCGGTGCTGCTTTTGACCAGCGAGTACCACGAGCATCGCCATGATGATGGCGCGCAGTCGGCGGGTCTTCCCTTCGGCGTGGTGACACTTATCGAGCGCTGGCGGACGGTGCGCATCCTGGGCGGGGGGCGGACATGAACGCCCCACATCTGAACCGGGCTCTGAAGCTGGAGGGAGCGGTGCGCACGGCTGACGGGGCGGGCGGCTTCACAGAGGCTTGGGCGGCGCTGGGCACGCTTTGGGCCGAGGTTCTGCCTGGGTCTGGCAGCGACGTTCTGGGCGAAGAGCGGATGCTGTCTGCGGTGCCGTACCGGGTGACGGTGCGGGGTGCGCCTTTGGGGGCCGACTCACGCCCGAAGGCAGGACAGCGTTTCCGCGAGGGGGTGCGGCTGTTCCTGATCCAGGCGGTTACCGAACGTGACCAGTTCGGCCGCTATCTGACCTGCTTTGCCCGCGAGGAGGTGCCAAAATGAGCTATGGTGCAGCGCCAGCCTTGCAGCAGGCGGTCTTTCAACGGCTGACCGGTTTTCCGGCCTTGGCGGCGGTCGCGATCTATGACGCGGTGCCACCGAGTGCGACGGGGACTTTTGTCCTTATCGGGCCGGAAGAGGCCCGGGATCAGTCTGACAAGTCGGGCGCGGGGGCCGAGCATCAGCTGGTGATCAGCGTGATCACCGATGCGACCGGTTTTCTGAGCATCAAGACCACCGCCTCGGATATCTCGGACGCGTTGATAGATGCGCCGTTGATGCTGGCGCGGGGGACACTGGTGAACCTCATGTTCCTCCGCGCCTCGGCCCGCAGGATCGAAGAGGGAGAGATCCGCCGGATCGACCTGACCTTCCGGGCGCGGGTTCAACTGTAGCGCTTTTGAAATCATCTGAGGACGGAGTACGAACATGGCTGTGCAAAGCGGCAAGGATCTGCTGATCAAGATCGACCAGACGGGGGACGGTCAGTTCGTGACCGTTGCCGGACTGCGCGCGACGCGGATCAGCTTCAACACGGAGTCAGTCGATGTCACCAGCCTGGAAAGCCAGGGCGGTTGGCGGGAATTGCTGGCAGGGGCGGGGGTGAAGTCGGCCTCGATCTCGGGCTCGGGCGTGTTCCGGGACGAGAACACCGACGAGCGAGCGCGGCAGATATTCTTTGATGGGCAAATCCCGGATTTTCAGGTGGTGATCCCCAGCTTCGGGTTGATTGAAGGACCGTTCCAGATCACCTCCATCGAGTATTCAGGCAGCCACAATGACGAAGCAACCTATGAGATGTCGATGGCCTCGGCCGGGGCACTGACCTTTACGGCTCTGTGATGGCCAATCCCTGGACGGGCGAAGTGGCGATCTGGCTGGATGGCCAGCGCCATGTGGCGAAGCTGACGCTGGGTGCGCTGGCAGAGCTGGAAGAGACCCTGGATACGGGATCGCTGGTCGAGATGGTGGAGCGGTTCGAGAACCGGCGCTTCACCACGCGGGATGTGCTGGCGCTTATCATCGCGGGCTTGCGGGGCGGCGGCTGGCAAGGAACGTCCGCCGATCTGCGGACGGTCGAGATTGGCGGCGGACCGGTCGAGGCGGCGCGGGCTGCGGCGGAACTGCTGGCGCGGGCGTTCTCGTTGCCGGGCGAGACATGAGCGGCATCGACTGGCGAGGGCTGATGCATGGGGGCCTGCGTGAGCTCGGGCTGGAGCCCGCGGTCTTCTGGCGTCTGACGCCGGTCGAATTGCGGATGATGCTGGGGCGGGAACACATGGTCCCGCCCCTGACGCGCGCGCGGCTGGGGGAACTGGCCGCCGCGTTTCCCGATGTGAGGAAGGATCAGGGCGATGGCGGATATCGGAACGATGCAGGAGCAGCTTCAGGCGCTTGAGGCGCAGCTGGGGTCCTCCGTGTCGATGGTAGCGGCGTTCGATGGCGAGCTGGCCCGGATGCGCGAGACGATGGTCTTTACCGGGCGCGAGGTGAACACCTTGTCCAACGGGATCAGCGGCGGACTTCGAAAAGCTTTTGACGGTCTGAGCTTCGACGGGATGAAGCTGAACGACGCCCTGAAAACGGTAGCTACTACAATTGTCGACAGCATCTATGCCATCGCGATGAAGCCGATCACTGGGGCGCTTGGAGGGTTTCTTGCACAGGGGCTTTCGTCAGTGATGGGGGGCGGTATGCCTTTTGCGGCAGGTGGGGCGTTCAGCCAGGGGCGGGTAATGCCCTTTGCCCGCGGTGGCGTTGTATCGGCGCCAACGACCTTCCCGATGCGTGGCGGCCGCGGGCTTATGGGCGAGGCTGGCCCCGAGGCGATCATGCCGTTGGCGCGAGGGCCGGACGGTCGGCTGGGGGTAAAGTCGGCCGGTGGCAGGGCGGTGAACGTCGTGATGAACATCACGACGCCGGACGTTCAGGGCTTTCAGCGCAGCCAGTCCCAGGTTGCCGCCCAGGTAAGCCGCGCACTGTCGCGCGGCCAGCGCAACCGCTGAGGAAAAGATCATGGCCTTTCACGAGATACGCTTTCCAGCAAACCTGAGCTTTGGGTCGGTCGGAGGTCCCGAACGGCGAACCGAGATCGTCACACTGACGAACGGTTTCGAAGAGAGAAACACCCCCTGGGCGCATTCGCGCCGGCGATACGACGCGGGTGTGGGCTTGCGGTCGCTGGACGATGTGGAGACGCTGATCGCGTTCTTCGAGGCGAGGTCCGGGCAGTTGCACGGATTTCGTTGGAAGGACTGGTCGGACTACAAGTCCGGCGTGCCCTCGCAGCCAACCGGGCCAGAGGACCAATTGATCGGCACGGCCGACGGGGTAACTAAGGTATTCCAATTGCAAAAGACCTATGTTTCGGGCCTGCAGACCTATGTACGGCCGATCTGCAAGCCCGTGGCGGGGACCGTGACCGTGGCAGTTGCGGGGGATCCCAAGGTCGAGTCATTGGAGTTCAGCGTGAGTCTGGCGACGGGGCAATTGACCTTCGTGCTTCCGCCAGTTCTAGGCACCCGCATTACCGCTGGGTTCGAGTTCGATGTGCCGGTTCGGTTTGACACTGATGGTATCCAGACATCGGTCGCGTCTTTTCAGGCGGGCGACGTGCCGAGCGTGCCGATCCTGGAGATCCGGCTATGAGCGGCGAGGCGCTTCATGCGCACCTTCAATCAGGGGCGACGACCGTTTGCCGGGCCTGGACGGTCACCCGACGCGATGGGACTGTAATGGGCTTCACCGACCATGATCAGGACCTGGTAGTGGCCGGAGTTCGGTGCCGCGCCGACACGGGCATGACCGCGCGGGCCCTGCAACAGACCACGGGCCTGTCGGTCGACAATTCGGAAGCGGTGGGGGCGCTGAGCGACGCGGCCATAACCGAGGCCGACTTGCTGGCCGGCCGGTTCGATGGCGCGCAGGTGCGGTCCTTTCTAGTGAATTGGGCGATCCCGGGGGATTGGATCGAACAGTTCTTCGGTTCTTTCGGCGAGATAGTGCGATCCGGAGGGGCCTTTCGCGCCGAGCTGCGCGGATTGAGCGAGGCCCTTAATCGGCCGCAAGGCTTTGCCTATCAACCCGGATGCTCAGCCGTGCTGGGCGATTCCCGCTGCCGGTTTGACACGATGACGCCCGAATATACAGTGGAGACGGTGGTTGACCTAGTCGAGGACAGCCGGATCTTCAGCTTTGCGTCCTTTGCCGGGTTTGATGAAAGATGGTTCGAACATGGCCGTTTTGAAATTCATTCCGGCCCTGCGGCGGGTCTGGTGGGCGTGGTCAAGAACGACCGGACTGAGGGCGACCGACGGCGGATCGAGCTGTGGCAATCGCTGGGCATTGACGCGCAGGTCGGTGATAGTCTTCGCATCATTGCCGGTTGTGGCAAGACTGCGGTGACCTGCCGGACAAAGTTTGCCAACTTCCTGAACTTCCGGGGGTTCCCGCATATACCTGGCGAAGATTGGCTTGCGTCTTATCCGGTCTCTGACCGCCCTAGCACCGGGGGGGCACGGCTTCCCGTGTTTGGCGGATGACCTCAAGAAATCGCATTGTGACCGAGGCTCGCTGCTGGATCGGGACGCCCTACCTGCATCAGGCTTCTGTCAAGGGGGCGGGGGCCGATTGCCTAGGCCTTCTGCGCGGGGTCTGGCGGGCTGTGCTGGGGTTTGAGCCGGAAAAGGTACCTTTCTATACCGAGGACTGGGCTGAACCTGCGCGCCGAGAGGCGCTAACCGAGGCGGCAGAACGCTGGCTGGTGCCCAAGATGCTGGCCGATGCCGTCCCGGGCGACGTGCTTGTGTTCCGGATGCGAGCGGGCAGTATCGCTAAACATGTGGGTATCCAGACCGAAACCGGGGCTTGCCCGCGGTTCGTGCATTCCTACACCCATCACGGCGTAATCGAGAGCCCGTTGTCGCTGCCCTGGCAGCGCCGGATCGCGGTGCGTTTTGCATTTCCTGAAGGAGCCAGATGA